TAGTAGAAGCGCTGGGGAATAAAACTCACACAAAAATAAATTTGTTATAACACCCCACAACCATACACTAACACTATATAGTATAATAGTATATAGTATATAGACAAGAGAGAAGGATGTGTTACATATACTATATAGTAGTAGTAGTATAAGCGCTCGAGCTTAATAGCACAACACCACGCCTTACATCATCTGCGCTGTGTTAGACATGATGTGGGAAATGTTAATCCCATCACACCAAAATAATGTGTTGAGAGCGATGAAGCTGATGTTATGGGGTAACCAAGGGGAGTTTTTTTGTTGTTACAATTTTTTCCCCAATATTTATAAAAGCTCTATTTTCCCAATTTTGATACAGCTTTTCTAAGCCATTTTCTCCTGCCTTTTACCCTGTCATTATTGGGTATTATCTACATTCCCCCACCCCTATTCTTGCCTTCTTCTTCTTTCCTTACTCTATTCCTATTTTTGACACCCATTTTTTCTATGGGTTCTTTTAATGTTTTTACCCTGTCATATAATATAAAGTGGGGGAAAGTGGGGGATTGTGGGAAATTTGTTCATTTTTTGAGCAAGCTTTCTCTCTCTCTCTTTGTTTGTTTGGTTTGGTTGTTGTTGCTTGTGTGGGTTAATGGGGGTGTGTTCTTATATAGTTCTTTTTATATACTACTACTACTACTTATAATACTACTACTATATACTATTATTTTTTTTGTGTTTATTTCCCACTCACTCACTGCGTTCATTCGTTTGCGCATAAAAAAACCCCGTAGGTTCGGGGTTCTCTTTTTTCGTAATTACTTTGAATTGTATAATAGTTTTGAGTATTTTGAATAAAGATACTTATCAATTAACTTATTCTCTAACTTTCTAAATTTATCCAACTTATCCCTTTTACCAACATAAGCATCACCTTCAGTTTCTAATTTTATTTGATGAGTCAATTCATGAATAATTGCGGTTTCTGGGTCATGTAACCTATTAACATCAAATGTTATATACAACCCCTTCATCGTTTTAGTATTGTAAGTGGTCGCTGCTCCAGCACCACCAACCCTGCCAAACTTTATGGGTAGAGGTTTAACACCCTCAGACTTACATAACGCTGTATAATAAGCCTTTATGTTTTCTTGCCCTATTATATCCTCAACAGCCTCCTTAATCATTTGTCTTAATTGGGATAGTTTCATTGTTGATATTTCGTTATTTTATTATTTTTTAAGTTTTTGTATTTGGTACTGCTTTGACTTTGGCCCTTCTCCCAATGAGAAGATTTTGTAAGAATAACCATCATCACCTACAAAGGTAAAATTCATCGTATTATTGGGAAAGAATTCTTTCACTGCATTTAAGTTTGGTTTTACACCAATCCACGATTTAATTCGGTCACCCCATTTGGTTATGAACTTTTCACGAGTCAACAAAGCATCTCCATCTCCTTTACCATGCGGAAAAGATTTGGAAACATATCCTTCTGCTTTTGGGTTATTGGAACGTTTCCATTTAACTCCTTCATTTAAGACCCTTTTGACTTCCTCTCTGATTATCTGTCTTAATTCTGATACTTTCATCGTTTGTTTCCTATTTTAAGTTGATTTTATTTTGCAGCTGCGATTGGAGCCGGCCCACCAGCAGCCCCCGTATCAGCTTTTTTAGCTCTGATACCCATTTTCTCTGCAAATGAATTTGAACGTTTTACCAAAGGTTCTATAGGCTCATCTATCACTCTAACATTCATTGGTATTTGTTTATTAGCATTTGCCGCATTATGTGCAACAATTGCTGCCCATCGGTGGTGTCCATCCAACACATATCCATCATTGGAAACATATATAGGTGCGGTAATAGCTTCATATGCCGGGTGATTCGGGTCATCCAACACCTTACTCATTCCGGCAACTTTAACCCCAACAAGCTCACTTTGTGTTGCTTTTAAACGATCAGGTGAAACGGGGGTTGGTTCTGATACACTAACATTCTCTTTTTGTAGCATTTCTTTGAAAAGTGCTTCAGTATCCACTTCCCCATTTTTATCTTTTGGAAGCTTATCAGCAGGTGAACCTGGTTCGGGCGTTCCTTTGAATTGCGGCATATCCTCTCTAGGAATACCTTTATTACCACTACAATAAAGATTTGTTCCTGGTACTGTTACCTTACATAAATTGTAATTAGGTGCTTTCTCCCCCTTTGCTTTGGCTTCTGCTCCCGCTTTAGCCAATTCATCAATTTTCATTGATATTTTTTGTCTTTCTATTGGGTCTACCGCTGATAGTGGTTTTCTATCAAACTTTGCATTTGGCATTAAATCTTTTAATTTGGGTACACTTACTCCTGGTTCATTGGATTTAGTATCCGTTTCTTTTGTATTCTTATTTTTTGGACCCATCGATGCAATTGCTGCTTTATAAGCAGGATGTGATTTATCATATCCTAGTGCACTAGTTACCCTAATGGTTCTGCCTGTTTCGGGGTTTACTACCGTTTCGCCGGCTTCTTTTATTACCCTTCTAACCTCTTCCCTAATTAGTTGTCTTAATTCAGATAGTTTCATTTTATCTCCGTTATATATTTACTTAATTGCTTTATAGTATTACCTACATTTGTGTTTTTATGTAATATTCCAATACCCCCCGCGGCCCCCCATTTTGTTATAAAATCTTTTCTATCATCAATCAATATAGATGTGGGTGTAGCCCAATTTTGTTTTTGATAGTTGATTATTGTGGGCGGATTTCCTAAAAACTTTTTCACCCACATCAACTTACCCTTTTTAGATTCAGATACATTGTATGAAGGTGCGGATAGTATAATTGGGTCAAATCTCTTAATCTTTTTCCATAGTAGTAAACCATTTTTTAATGGTGGTAATCCGGCCCAATACTGATACTCCTTCATACCTTTTTGTTCAATCATTTTGTTGAAATCATCCCAAAATTGTTTTCTTTCTTCAGGAGTTGTGTATATTTGCCCCGTTGGTTTTCCCATAAATTTTTCATACCCAGTTACAAAATCAACCAACACACCATCCATATCGCAATATATTTGGTATTGTTGGGATTCTTTTAATAACTGGGCTAATTTAATCATACATATAAATATGATTTTTTTATCTTATCCGTTGTATATATTGTGGGTTTTTTCTATTAGTATGTATATTCCGGCTTTACCAAAAGATGTCTGATAACCCCAATAACGATTATCTAATGTAATACCATAATCTTTTAAATTGAATATTATTTTTGATTCATCTCTCCCACGAAATACCGCGTTAACAGTACTATTAGTATAATCAATAGATACCCCAACAATTTCAGATATCATCCATTTGGGAATAATGTGTAGTTCGCTTGCGGGTATGTGTATTAGCATTTTTGTTTATATTATATCTTATATCTCATTTTTATCCTCTTCATCAAACAAATCCAATCCTTTGTAATCGGAATGATTTTGTTTCATATATTCAATAGCTTTTACCCAACCGATGGATAAAGGGACTACTATAAGTAATATAATGAGAAATGCTACCATACTAATAAATATGAATCAATTTGATAATGTGTTAGATTCATACTTATGTTTAACCGCTTCATAAAAATCAGGAGCATACTTTTTTGCTAAGTACATATAGTATTTGTTTTTAACATTCTCATCTTCCGTTGTCTCATATTCAATTAAATCTCTAAGACGGGCGGCCATTTCGTATCGTTCAGTTTGAACACACCAATCTAAACGTTCTTGCATTATTTTAATATAGGTATTTTGAGTCATAATTATTTAATTTGATAAAGGTGCTTTAATTGTTGGGTGTGATATTATTTGAAATATTTTTTAAAATAAAAAGGAATAAATACATCTGCTTTATATGTACTACTTTTAAGGAAAACTTCTCCTTCATTACCATGATTCCCTATTTTTGCAAAATAATCCGGGTTTCCAAAAAAATCTTTTTTGTATTTTGAATATTCAACGCCTATAACTACTGGTATTTCATCTGTTTTTGAATTAAATGAGTTTTCATCTGTATAACTACTCGAATACTCCGCGAATTGTATAGCTATCTTTTCAAAAACTGAAAAAGATTGTATCCCCACATTTTTGAAATTAACATCATAAGATACTAAATACTCATTTCCTTTAAGTGATTCTCTATCATTAAAAACACCTAATTTTTTTACTGCCTGTAATGGTAGAGAAAATCCTCTCCAAAAATACATATTAGCTGGAGTATATTTTTTAGGTATAACAAATTTATCTGGGTAATTTTTGATTAATTCTTCAATATTTTCATTCCCAAACACAGATTGTAAAGACACATTTCCCCCAACGTGTATATCTGAATCCAGATATTTTTTTAGTCTTGTTTCAAAATCTAAATTTTCTTTCAATAAATTTGTTAATCGTATCATATTAATAAATATGAATTAATTTGATAATGGTGCTTTAATTGTTGGGTTTTTTATCACCAAATGGCCATCCTAAAAAATCTTCAGAATCCATTATAGACTCTATAAGAGATATACAATAGGTTTCATCTTTTGATTCAAATTTTTGACCTTTCATTTCAATATCATCCTTATGCTTTCTAGTATAGAATAATGTAAATGTTTCTTGTGTTGAAGGTTGATTAATGTAATAATCATACACTTCTTTTGGTGTTAGTTTTTGTGTTAACTGTTCCATAACTTATATTTTTTTTAATTTGATAAAGGTGCTTTAATGGTTGGGTGTGATTGAATTACCTTGATGATTTATCATATTTATTATTTAGTTCATATCCGTATGCATCTGTTATACCTTTTTTTTCTAACTCCTTAAACTTTTGACTAAGATGCATTATGTCATTAAAAATTTCCATATCTGTTGGTACTGGCTTTAATTTGAAAGACCCATTTTTTGTTAAGATTTCTTGTTTACTGTTAATAATAATAAAAACATATACAGGTCTACTTAATGATATTTCACCTTCTGTCAACACTTTACTAATCTCTTCCTTAATAATTTGTCTAAGTTCTAATTTTTTCATAGTGTATATTTTTAATATAAATATAAATCAATTTAATAAAGGTGCTTTAATAGTTGGGTGTGATTGATAGTTTCCTAACGTTCATTTTTTCTAAAAAAGTAATGTATATCTTGATCCCAATTGTATATAAAAAATATAGCGGCACCCTCTGGTCCGTAATTATCGGTATCAATGTAATGGAATGTATATTTTCCTGTCATTACTTTTGATGGAATTTTTTTTAAATCAATAAATTTAAAAAATTCATCCTTACTTAATTTTTTACTTTTACCCCAGTCATCTTCATCTGGGTTGCCTACGTATGAAGCTAGTGTTGCAGCATCAGGAAAATAACGGCATACCTCTGCTTCATCATCTTCTCCTACATCAACGCAACTACCAATATAATCAGTTGAATATAGAGACTCTTTCAATAAATCTATTAATCGTATCATACTAATAAATATGAATCAATTTGATAAAGGTGCTTTAAGAGTTGGGTGTGATTCCTAATTCTTTTAACTGTTCTGGTGTTAATGGTTTAATAGGTTCGGGTTTTATAAATTTTGGGTAGGTTCTTTTCAGTGGTTCTTTTTTCAAGAAATATCCCGAAATATCAACATATCGGAGCAATTCTTTATCGCCTTCAATTGTGGTTGTTCCGTTTGATGCTTTCAACATTACAATTTTGTATCCAAATTTATTGGATAACCATTTGATAAATTTTACGTGTAATCTTTTCATAACTTATATTTTTTTAATTCGATAACGGTGTTTTAATTGTTTTTTAAAATTTTTGTAGACTTAAAATATTTGTACCAAACTCGCTCATGGATAAAATATAGAGCCATTTTAGTTAAAATTTCCAATGCACCAATTTTTAAACCAATTAATGGACTACCAGTAATAATCCACCCTAAAACCATAGTGTCGATTGTTCCTATCAGTCTCCAAGAAATAGTTTTTAGTATATGTCTTTTTAACACTAATTTTTCTTTAGTTGTTTTGATATAGGCAATATTATTTTTTATTTCGCAATAACCTTCACAAGCAATATGCCATTTATAGTCTTGGATTTTCTCCATCCAATCTTTAGTTGTATAAGTGGAACCATCAATAATAATAT